ACCGATTGCGACTATGAGTAAAGAAGGTCGAGATGCTGCTGGCATCGCTGTCTGTCTGAGCTGTGCCCCCAGTGCGCGTCACGGTGCATTGATTGACAAGGCCAAAATCTGACAGGTCAAATGACGCTCTTTGGTATTTAACTGTGCCTGCTGCCCCTGTATCGCTAAACGTTGTTGGAGCGCCACCTGACAAAGTTATGATGTCGTTGCGACTCAAAAACTTGGCATATCCTTGTTGATTAATAAAAAACGCTCCAAGCTCGGTGGCTTCAACGACTTGGCAGGCACTTAGTGTGCTGCGTGAGCCACCTACATCGGCTTGCACTGTTGTCGTCGCAGTCGTTGATATATCTCGCATGCCACCCGGCCAATCACCTGCGTCCAGCAAAGAGGTGATGCGCTGCGCTGTTGTCTGCCCTGCACTACCACCTGAGACTGTCGTGATTGCTGCAAGGTTTAGCAGCTGAAAACCATCAACGCATGTTAAATCTACATAGGCAGGGTCAAACCCTGTCGGACTGGTGTACTTCCAACTTTGGATATACATCGCACCTAGAGCGTATGTTGTGCTGTTGAAAACACCGTCAAAGATAATCTTGCGCATGGGTAAGATCTTGCCAAAGAGACTGCCTGATGAGTTTGCTGGATTGAATAAACCTGTTTGATCGACCAATCTGACTGTTGCTGTGCCAGCTGTGAAGCTGTCAGCTGTGCGATTATAGGCACGCCGTATCTGTGCAGATAAGACAAATTGACTGACATCTAGCGTGTCGCTTGCGACATCTGCTAGCACCGATGCATCAAGCGGTGTTGCAGGATTGTCAAGGATCAATGCAGGGTCAAATGAAGCCCCATTGCTAAAGTCAATAGTGCACTTAAAAGTTGCTCCGGCTGGCATCAGATCTCACTCAACAATAATGGGTTGCCTGTGCGCTGTGATTGATACACAGCGTCGGTGATTGTTTGCACTAGATCGTTTTGGGCAATAACAGATCCGCCGACGTTGACGTTGACGTTTAGGCTTGGCGCGCGACCTCGTATATCCTCAACATCAAATGATGGTCTTTGGCTTGGTGTTCTAAGAGCTGGTTCACCACCTATTTCAGCAGGCAGATTTATTGATGGTGGTCGAAGAGTTGGCCCTCCGACAACTTCACTAGGTGCGCGTCTTTCGTCAGCCATCCTTACCTCTGCTGGGCCACGAGCAGCACCAGCCGATATTGATACAGCTCCGCGTGTAACAACATCGACAAAGACTGTGTATTTGCCACTGATAATTGCAGCTAATTGTTTGCGTATATCGTCTAAATTATCGGTGAATTTTATTTTGGGATCTAACTTTGTAAGCTCCTCAATAGCCAACTTGTCAGATGCAAATCCAGCCGCTTTGAGCAAGGCATACATCTGCTCAAGTGCCATCGCCTCGTCATATCGACCCTTTGTGGCTCTTGTCAGGGTCTTGATGGCCTCTTCATCGTCTTGATAGTCAGAGTTCTTAAGGGCAATGAGTTGCAGTAGTCGATCTTTATCAGATGACGACAGGTTACGACGCAGCGCAGCCTGTTGATTGATTGCCTCTATGTCAAACTTGAACTGTATGGTCTTGCGTAGCTTTTCTACGGCGTCGCTGCGCTTTTTGGCTGCTTCAGCCTTTTTTCTTTCTATCTCTACCTTCTTATTAAGCTCAGCTATAATTCTTTGCAATTCTGCCGCACGCTTCTGTGCCTCAATTGATTTCTTGACTAACTCTAATTGCGTAGGCGTAACACTTAAGGCATCTTTGCCCTTACCTGTAAAGAAATCTAAGGCTGCCGCAAATGGATTTAGACCATTTCTGACTGCCGCCTGCGCCGCCTCTTTGACTAAATTGAAGTATCCGGGTAATCCACCAGATCGTGCTTCACCTACTATCGCGCCAACGCCCACAAAAATCTCTGACAATTTAGTGGATACGCCTGCCAGAGCAGTTTCAGCTCCAACCGAAGAGCCGGTTGCTAAATCTAAGGCTTTGATCAATCCCTGACCGATAGTTTCACTTGCTTCATCGGCAGCGATATTTATGGCAGCCAAGCGGCCTGCGTAGGTTTGCGCTGCCGCATCTGCCTGACCGGCAAACTTTGCAGTAACAAGAGCAATGATGTCATCAAATGATGCAGCTTTGAGTTGCGCTTTTGTCAGCCCAAGGTTCAAACGACTCAAAGCTGTATTGTTGCCATTAAAAGCTCGACTTAGACCAACGGTGACAGCTTGCAAGTCTTTGCCAGATCCAGCCGATACATCTAGTGCGGTCTTGAGTAATTTTTGTGATTGTTCAAAGTCGATACCAGCATTGATAAGTGTGGTAAATGCTGGTCTTAATTCATCATCTGCTACGCGAGCAGTGCGTTGCAGATTGCCTATAAAATCCTCAGCTGCCAAAGCCTTGAAACCTTGAGCTGTATTTTCCAAAGCTATGTTAAGACGGCGCACCGCCTTTTCTTCATCTAAAAATGCTTTGACTGAGGCTTTGCCATAGGCCGTGATTGCGGTGACGCTAAAGACAGCAAGCAGTTTTTTGCCAAGACCACCAAGTATTTTGTTGGATTTCTTGGTTGACTTTTCTAAATCCTTGAAGCCCTTATCTTGCAGTTTTGTGAGTAGATTTATTGCAACGTCGCGTTGTGCCATCACAAGCCTCTAGCAAATCGGCCAAGGAATCGCGTCAAAACTTGTTCAACTTCTTTAGTAATCGCAGGCACGCTGTCTTGCGCAGCTTTGTAGAGCACGCGACCCTTCTTGCGTCCCTGCGTGATTGCATATTGACGATTTAATACGGCCTCAAAGTCCTCGCCTGCGCGTGGATTTCGGGATCTACTCTTGTCTTTTGTAGCGTTACCGGGATTAAGTCCAGCAAGTTCAAAGATTGCACCAGCCGCTGTTTTATTGATTACGCGAAGGGCTGCGACTTGTTTAAGTTGTTTGCCAAAAACGCGACCTCCAAAGGTTGCAGATCTGCGCACCAATCCTTGGCGCTCAATCTTTATGCCCTTTTGTACATCGTTAGGATTCCAAACCCAACGATTTGCAGCATCTCGGCCTCGATGCTCCGTGTCATTAATCCAAGCCGGCGATGTGTAAGTAGGTGCATCCTGTTGCCAGATGAACTTGCCAGAGCCACTGCGGATGTCGCTAGGCACAAATGTGCGCGCCTTAGTAACTAACGGCTTGGCGGCAGCCGTCAGAGCCTTAGCCATATCTTTGGACAATTGAGGATCGACCTTTTTCAAGTCTTTGCGCAGCTTGTCAAGGTCGGGTACTAATACTCCGCTTTCCATTACCGCCTCCTCTTTGTGCTCATAGCCTTTCGACTATTCGACTGCTCAATCAAAATCGCTCTTATAGCCGCATAGACGGCTGGCTCACAGCCAAGCAATTCGTTTGGCGGTATGCCAGTAGCCACCGACATCGATGCCACTTCCCAGATGTCACCGTGTCGGTCTATCCATTTTTTGTATCGACCACCAGATCGATATCAGAAAATTGATTGAGCCACTCTGTATTTAATTCTGCGATCTGTGTATCGCCCACTTGCTTTTGTAAGTAGTGAGCAAACCACCACAGATCGGTTTCGCGCTGCTCATCGATGATCCGCCTACGCCATCCGACTTGATGTTGCGCTTCAAACGCAACTTTGGCAGATGGCGTAAGGTCGTAAAGCAGCTCCTTGCCGTCCTTCTTTACCAGTTTGATTTTAGTTGTAGCCATTGTTGTCCCCTAGTTCTTAAATTAGCTGGTTGCCTTTGTTAAGGCTGTTACTGGCAGTGTGATTGACGCTGTTGCGACATCTTGCAATCCGTTGATTGGTTGCCATTGTGCGACTAGCACTGACATCGAATATCTTGGATTTGTTGCTGACACTGTTCCGCTCACTGGGATGAGTTCTAGTGCCAATTTTGAGCCAAGAGCATCTTCAAAGATGCTGTTGACAGATGATGCTGCGAAGTCGTTATAGACCTCGATTGACACACTTGGACGCTCGATGCCGCCGATTAAGTTTTGAACTGTATCGGTCATCGCAGTGATCTCAACTGCATCTATTTCACGGCTGAGACTGACGGTGCTCACAAACGTAGTGATTGTGGTTGAGCCAGCCTTGACGTGCACTTTGTTTCCCATAAAGATGGCCATGTTTGCTCCTTTGTTAGCCCATCAGTTCTAGCGTGTATCTGTACGCTAGATAGTCATTGCCTGCCACGGTCACAGATCCGGCGGTTGCCGCTATGACTCGCAGGGTTTGTACTGCGCCGCTAAGTGTTACATCGCCCTCGATTGCGGCTTTCACCGAGGATGATCCTGACCCTGCTAGATAACCATCAAGCTTTGCCTGCCCTGCTGTCTCACTCATCCGTCCCACGATGAGCAAGACTGTGCAGTTAGCAGTATCAAGGCCGCGATTGAGTGCAGCGTCAAAAGTTATGTCGAGCTGACCGACAATTGCTGCTGGCACGTTCACCGAGTCAGGTATGTGGTCATACGTTTTCAAACCAGAAATGGTTGCCAATCTGGTCTTTAGATTTGTGCGCACAGTAGATGGAACCACTAGGCAGCCACCTCTTTTTTATACGCACGCACCATTGCCGTGACATCGCGGCCAAGTGGTGTCATACGGATTGCGCCAAGATCTCCAAGACCAAGCACGCCTCCGGGTGAGTCTTTGCGTTTGTACAGATCAGCTGTGAGTATCTGTGTTGCAACTTCGATGTCATCGGGCACAGATGGAAAGCCCCACTTGGCAGTTACCTCGACGCCCGGACGCAACCCATTGCTAAAGATGCCTGGAAAGATTGGAAATGATTTTGCTGTGTTAACGATTGTCAGCTGTGTGATTGGTCGATCCTTAGCGATTGCTGTCATGGGCTCTACGATGAAATCTGTGGTGATTGTCAAGGTCGTTTCAAACGTGCCATCACCATCATCATCGGTCTTGACGATTAGCCCAGTGGTTGAGCTAATGTCATCGACAAAGACATAGATATTTGAATATGCCCGATAAGTACGAGCCGATGCAGAGCTGTCCGCATAGAAGCGGCGATTGGCAATGCGATCAATGCTCCGCGATGCGCTTTCGATAAGGTTTTCCAGCAGCGTGTCATCGGCGCTATCAGTTATCGATAAAAATGTTTTCTGATTAGCAAGTGTTGTGTAACCGTTAGTTATAGCCACAGATGATCCTTTCGCAAGGGACAGGTTGCAATTGAGCGCATCCTGTTATGCAGACGCTCCACATCTTCATAAATAACACGCTCCTAAAAAAGATCATCTGTGGGTATAACCACTGGGCAGTTTCAAGGCTGCCCAGATAGTTATTTCGTACTAGAAGCTTGGCGTTACTAAGCCAGTGCCATTGATCTGGGCAAAAGCTTTTGGATAGCGCAAACTTGTATATGCCATGAAGCCAAAGAGCACGATGTTGAGTGCAACCTTGCCGTTTGGCTCTTCAAAGCTGACATAGGTTGGTTGACCTGCCTGCTCGAATAGGTGCGACTCATTGAGATCGACAACGTGGATGCTGTCTTGATTTGTTCCAGCTCCAAGACTTGTCGAAAGATTTGCATCAGTGATGATTGGCAGACCAAGGATTGAGTAGCCAGAGTTCGTGCCGTAGTTTGGATAACCATCACCAGTGCTCATTGAGTTAACTGGGTTGTACGCAGTTGGCAAAACAAGTGGACGATTCTGACTGTCTAATCCAGCTAGTAGGAATCCAAGACGACGTGGATGCATGATTACTGCATTTGGTGTTGCAAACACATTGCTCTGAACTTGCTGGATGCAATCTGCGATCTTTGGATACAAACCGCTGACAGTAGGTGAGGTCGATGTGAAAGTGACCAAGATACCTGTTGTCATATTCTGGATGCCAAGTGGTTGACCATTTGATCCTGAACCATTGATGATCAAGTCATCAATCTTGGTGTTGTATGCGCGGATTAGATCCTGCAAGATGATTGACTCAAGCTGATAACCGCGAAGCAATGCTTGCTTGCTGACGCTGTTCTGACCTGCGACAGTGTTGACGTTGATAGTCAATGAGCTGTCTGCCGGATCTTGAGTCACAGCTGCGGTGTTCTGTGATGTCTGTGCAGCTACGTTTGTACCAGTGCCGATGAGTGATAAGACCACCGACATACCCTGTGCTGGTAGTGCGTGCTTGCGTGAAGCATCTGCAAAGGGACGACCCGCCCGAAGTTTTGGAGCGTATAAATCGACTAAATACTGTGGAACCACTAGCCCAGAAAAGTCGCCAGTTGATGTTGCGCGATACTCAAAGGTCATTTCTTTTTGGTGACGGCGGATGCGGTCACTTGCTTCGATGTCAGTATTGAAGAAATCCTTCACTGCATCAGATAAGAAGCTGTGCTCTGAGCGTGTGTGATAAGTCAATGGCTCATTTGTAACCTTGACCTGCTCTACGCGCTTTTCAAGTGGCTTGTTTGCATCGACCTTGGCTGCTAGATCTGCTGCCTTGGCGTTGCGTAATTCGATGTCTGACATCTGCTCGATTCTTTCATCAAGCTTCTTGACCTCTAGGTTTAGAGCTTCGACATTGGCCAGCTCTACTTCGGTGATGTCGCGTACTTCTTCCGCAGCACGATCAACAATGTTTGCGATGAGTGCGGTCTTTGCGTCGCGTTTTTCGCGCAAAGATTCTAAAAATGCGTTTGCCATTGTTCCTCCTTGTTTGGGCAATCGGACAAGAAGGTGTTGAACTAGGCGCGCAAGGTGTTGCTAATGCAAGGTGTTACTGCGCCGCATCAAGGTGTTCTTTGACGTGTAAATAATACTATAAATTATTCAGCGCGTGTAAGATGTCAAGAGCTTTGTGCATACGATCATCTTGGCGCTCTGCTATTGCATCAGCCCATCGTTTGCCAGCATCGCCGCCCCATAGTGACCAAGCAATACGACCGTTGCTTGGATAGCCATCTTCACCGGGTCTAAAGCCCTCAGCCTCTTTATCAACCTCATGCCTTGCAAAGAAGCTGCGCATCCTCAGTACAGTTGCAATCGGCATACTTCTACCGCTGACAATATCTCGCGCTCTTGCAATGCCAACGGCTGTGCCGCCCCTGCCAAACTCGCGACGCCAATCAAGACCGCGCTGCGCCTCTGCCTTCATTGCAGCTGTTGGTTCATAACTCCGTTGACGCTCTTGTTTCTTTTTGCTGTATCTTGGATGGCCAGAGTTGAGCAAGTCATTGTCGCCTACATACGCTTTGTTTTTTGGCGATCCTGTGCGTGCTAAATATAAGAAGGCGTTGACTCTAGCCATTGCCCATTGCGCTCTGCCTATGCCGGGACGATGTGATGTTGAGTATGCACCAGCTCCTCTGCGATAGACCGCTTTGAGTGCACCTACACGCACGCGCGTCCAAGATGGTCTGCCGCGCTTTCGCATGTCCTCATTGTGCGTGTCGGCCTTTGTCTGTAAAGCTTTGGTTGTAGCAGCATTGATTGTTATACCGCCGCCTTGCGTTGCAGCAGATCCGGGTTTGTTTTTGTCGCTGCCACTTATTTGATCTTTCTTTGGTGCAGGTGCATCAGCTCGCAAACCTTGATTTGATGCCCATCGATTGCAATAGAAGTTGGCGCGTATGTTCGCACTCCATAAAGTGCAATATCCGTTCTCATTGTAAAGGCAGTTGCCACAGTTGCGACCCTCTGGCACATCCTCACTAGATGCTGGTCGATAGTTTGGTGGCAGCTGACGATCGCCATACTCTGCGATGTTAAGCGCAGTCAATTGTGCCTCGGCCTGAGTCTTTGTCCTATGGCAACCCATCAGCTCGTTGCCTAGATCTTTTACGACTGCAAAGCCGTCACAGTCTGGATGATCATTAACTACGCTGTAAGGCACGGAGTATCGCCTTTGCATTGTCAAGCTTTGGCGTTGGAGCTATAACCTCTTCGCGTACACCAGTCACCGCTGCCATATCACCATACGCACCAAAAGTCACCAGCGATACCTCAGCCAGATGAGCCTTGATACGTTCAATCACACCGTCGCTGCGCTTGCGATTCTTCAAAGGCTGGAAGCCTATCGATAGATGATCAAGCGCCCCATCCTTGACAAGCTCTAGTGCATCATCACCTTCGCGCGTCTTGCTTACCTTGAACTCTGCATACAGTCCGTCATCTGTCTCACGCAATAACGTCGCACGTCCAATTGGATTCTTCATATCGTGATTGCGTAGCAGCTTGACACGATGAGCTGCTTTGATGACATCAGCAAAAGCCCCTTTGCGAAAGACCTCGGTTGTGCCACCATCGATTCGTTGCTCTTTGTCATAAGGCACAGCCATGCCATAGATGGTGCGACCATCGCCATCATTGCGTACTTGCAGATCTAGCGCATATACGCGCTGCTCATTATTCATCGTCATCTTCATCCTCATAGGTTTCGTCTGGGAAATCCTCATCGGCATCAATTGGCATATCATCTACTGGATTGATTGGGTCGCGGTTTTCCATATCTCTTACCTCATCTGGTGTTAAGAAGGCGTTTGCAATACCAATCTGGTATGCCTCATACCTTGACTTTGTATCAGTGCGCAATAAAGTGTCATAGTCAAATCTCGCAACCTGACCTCGCACCAAAAGATCAGATAGTGATTGCTCGATACGCTCTGCGATTGGTTGTATCGACCAGCGTACTAGCTGCAAGTTTTCTTGCTCGACGTTGCTGTAAGTACGCGAGGCATTAGGTGCACCTAGATAATAACTCGGCAATCCTAGGATGTTTGCTGCATCGGTCAGACTTTGCACTTGCGTCTCTACCATCTGTGATTCTTGCGCATTACCTGATAAGACCTCAAACTCAGTACTAGAATTAAGCACAGCAGGTGCGCGATTTCTGCCACTATACATTTGTAGCCATTGAGACTTGAGCGCATCTGCCTCTTCTTGCGTAAGATCTGGGTTGGCAGATTTGATCACAGCTGTGGGATTGACACCGCCGTTAAAATAACTTGAAGTGTATTCACTGATTGCAATCGCTTTACCTATTGCTTGTCTTTGCATATTGACAACGCCGCGTCCATAGTAATCACCGGGCAGACAAAAGTTTTTGATGTGCAAGATTTCTGTTGCTGCATAATCTGTGGCATCGATGCGATAGATCAACCTGCCGCGCTCTTCTTTAATATTGACACGATCAACTGCTACTGGATAGAACTGTGATGGTAGGCCGTTATCCTCTGGCTCACCTAAGACCGCGTAGTAATTACCATCCAAGATAAGAGCAGCTGCCATTGCGCTGATTGTTGCCATGCGTGTCTCTGTTGGCACTGGTCGTTCAAGTATTTTCGGACACGGTGTTACTTCGCGCCCTCTGCGATAAGCATTTAAATCTAAAGCTCCGATTGCATCTGCAATCAATGTTGTGCCGCGATACATTGCTGGCACGCCAAGAGTTGTGTTTGTATCTACATAAGTGCCAGACCAGTTACTTTGAAAGGCTCGACCAACGCGACCCAGTGAGTCAACGTATCCTGCGGCCGTATAAACGACCGATGGTTGGATGCCTCGCTTGAGTAACTTACCTAGCATCTCTTGATTCCCCTCGTTCTAAAGCAATTCCAAAGAGCAGACAGAAGGAGCCTGCTAATACTATCGCAAATACCGTGTTGATAAGTGCAACTCCAAAGACAATCAAAGATGCACCCACTACCTGTAAGGCTGTAAATATAGATCTCAAAATATCTTGCTCCTTTGCACTGGTTGTTCTACTGGTTTATTTATGACGCCATATCGAGCCAAGGTCGCTGCTACCAACGGCGTGATGTTGTTTGTATCGTGCCTACGCCAAGCCCATGAGTCACCCAAAGCTCTACGACTCGATCCGATGATCGCTTGTCTAAGATTGGGATCATCAAGATGGCAGATTGTCCTTGCTTGCACTGCGTCATAGAAGCTGCCGCAAGCTCTTGCATAATCTCGCAGGCTAAGGCTTATGACAGCAACGCCAGCGTTTTCTAATTGACCGATCATGCTGCTGGCTGGTGCACCTTGGTCAATGACAACTGGCGCGTTCCATTTCTTTGCAATCTCAATGACTCTGTCAAGCACCCAGTTTGCACCATCCTTGGCCTCCACAATCTCAACCGGTGTCATATCCCTGACCAAGCCCGATACTGCAATTGATGATTTGTCACGGGCTGTTGCTATGTCAACGCCCAACACCACCTCTTTGCCAACCGTGATGTCAGTCCGAGCAAGGCCATCCCAAAGATCTGTTGGTATCACTTGCACCGCCTCTACCGCTGGCCAGACATTGAGCCACTCTTTTGTAAAGATCTCTGGGCTGCTGGTGTGAGCAGCTTCGCGCACTGCATCTAGTAAGACGCCACTGGCCTGACCCAAAGTGGGTATCGCCTCACGCCATATAGCCTCATCAAGATAATCAAACTTATCTTGCAACGGCGACCACTCAAACCAAGCAAGCTGCGTTGACCTGTCGTCAATGCGTGTATGTGCCACGGCACGGAAGTGCTCTAGTAGTTGTGACCGACCCGGTATGCCTGCATTGCTTACGATCCAGAGCTGACCAGATCGCCTTGTTGCCAGCGTTGGTTGCAGTGATGCAAGCAAAGACAATGGATGCGTCAAGGCTTCATCGATCACCATCAAATTCAAACTAAGGCCGCGTGCGCCTTTGTCGTTTGGTGTTACGATGCCATAGCTAGATCCGTTCTTCATATACAGTCGCTCAGAGCCATTGATATAACTGACTTTATGTATCTGCCTTGCTATCTGTGGAGTGCGCTCAAAGCTTTGCACATGCTCTAGCCATTTGAGTTTGGCCATGGCTCGATCTTGAGCTGTGTAAGCAATCTGTTTGCGTGATTGCAATAATTCAAAAGCAATACGCACCTCAATGAGTTTGCTCTTGCCGCCTTGTCTGCCAACGCTTGCACCTACTGTACGGAATACATAGTGACCGTCTTTGCGTTCCAAAGCCGTGTCAGCAACTCTGCGTTGCCAATCAAAGAGCTCAAAGCCCATCAGGTTTGCAACCTTGGCTAATTTATATCCATCAGTTGGTAGCGATTCATCACGCGCAGTTGCCCATCGTGGGTGGCACTCTGTCATTGTGTCCATATATCCTCAAAAGAATCTGCTGGCGCTAACTTAGCCCAGATCTCTCGCAGCTCCTTAGATATTGCTGGCACGCTTGATATGTTGTTGCCAGATTCCTCTATGCGATCCCATGCACTTGTCAGTCCAATGAGCGTTGACTTGGTTAGGGCATCTATATCGGTGCGATCTTTGAGCATACGTTTCAAGGCGCGCGTATGCCTTCCAGTCTTGCGCCTACCAGCTGCGACTGCGTCTGACGGCTTTTCGTTTTCGATTGCCATAAGTTGCCCCTCTTGAGTAATTGCAATGAGCGCAAGCTGGGTAGAGCTGACCCTGCCATAGATCGGGATTGTCAAACTCTGCCAGCGGTGGCACATGATCAAGGGTCGTCGCAGGCCGCAACTTGCACCAGTGACAGACCGGATTTGTTGCAAGCGTAATTTTCTTTATTTGTTTGTATATTTTTGTGTATCTAGGTTTGCTTGCCATTATTAACCTATTTTGTCACAAATTGTTACAAAGTTTGAGCGTGGTTTCCACAGGGGAGGGATACGGAAGGAACG